TAGCCCATAATTGGGTTTTTGAACGCGGGTTTTTAGCAGAGTGGTTAGGGTTTGATTCATTCAATCAATTTTTCCATCCTCATCCACGAGATTCTATGATGTTAGGTATTGCATTAAATGACCGTGCTTATTTTCGTGGCGAACAAGCACCCTTTAGTTCTGTTAGTCTTACTGCAATGTGTAAGAAACTTGGCATCCAGGTTCTTAAATCCCATGACGCCTTGGCTGATGCTATCGCGGAAGCAAAATTGTATAAAACGTTAATGCAATTGCCCAATCCCTATTAAGTACCTTCTACATTAAATGTTGGCGCAGCACTTTGTCCTACAAGTTTAAATACGCGGCATAATGCAAGTTCGGTAAGAGCAACTTTGTGAACATAAACTCCAAACATTCTAAGTTGTTTACGAACTTCTTCAGTTAAATCTTCTTTTACTTTACCCGCAACATTCTCAAGTAAGTCGTCTAAATTCCATTTTGTTAAAACATCAACTGTAGCTGATTGAGTAATATCATTAACAGTAGTGCCAACATCCCAATTTTGCTCACCAATAGCTCGAATAATATTTTTGACGGAAAAGACAACTAAAATACTGACGACTATTTGCTTTTTATCTTTAGTTGTTAAGGCTTGTCCAGGTTGATGGTTAGTTTGTCTCGCCGTTACAATAACTTCATAATCAGTGGTTAGAGGCCATACCCAATGCCAACCGGGTTTTATTTCTTTTACATGTTTGCCAAATTGCCATTTAACCCCTCCATGTGTTGCACGAACAATAATTGGTCTTGGAATAAATTTTAGGATAGCATTAAAAATATCTGACAACCACGAGAAATTCATAAATCACCATAATAACTTGGGACAATGTTGATTACCCATCTTAATCTTATTAACTAATGCCGACCCCTCGGCTCTTGTTTTACAACCACAGCCTTTACACCGTTCTTGTGTGGGGTCATACCAATCACACTTTGTACAGTATTTTGTATGAAGTTCCCTAACTTCGTGATCTGTTCGTTCAGGACGACCGGCTGCCACCCAATTTTTTATCGCTATTGCATAATTCTTTAACTCCGTAGCTAGCGCTGGATATTCTTTTGGTGATATGGAGTCAATGTCACCTAGGCACTTAGAACATGTTTGCGGGTCCATTAGTTTTTTTGTAATGGCGCAACGCACTTTTATTTTTACCGACCCATCATTATTTAATTCATTGGCATATTCTAAATAAGCACACGCAGGCCATGTTGTTTTAAAAATATGTGGGTTATCAGTTTCCTCATATCCATAAGGTTTAGGTGGTAGACCATTTGTATAAACAATAGACTTATCCTGATTATACACTGGTTGCAAAAATATCACATTCGATGGTTTATTAAATGAACAATGGCAACTCCACTCTTGTTGTAAAATACAATTTTGACAGATTTCTTCAGAAACAATTTGTCTAAATGTACAAGCTGCTCCATGAGTACATTTAAGGCGTTCAAATGAAGTTCCGTCAGCTTCACGTCGTGTAATTTTCTGACAATTTATACATTTTACCATAATTTCCTCGGGCAACGTCGTTCTGCATTTTCAATTATTTCAAAAATTGTTTTTGAATTGGAAAGAGCACAACAATTTTGATTCTTTTTATTATATTTAGG